TTTAGATAATGTAGGTTTGGATTTTAACGTATTCCAAGATGAATATGCTGAAACTGGTGAACTTTCCTCTGATGCTTATAACGCATTAGAAGAGAAAGGTTTTAACCGAGAACTCGTAGACAGTTGGATTGCAGGTCAAGAAGCACTTGCATCAAAAACTACAAATCAAATCTATGATATGGCAGGTGGAGAGGAGCAATATTCTGGTTTAGTCCAGTGGGCTTCTGAAAATCTTTCTGAGTCAGAGATTGATGCGTATAACGCTAATGTGGAGTCTGGTGATTTATCTCTAGCACAATTTGCTGTTAGTGGATTGGTCGCAAGGTATCGTTCTGAAGTGGGTAATGAACCACAACTTGTACAAGGTGATAATGCCTCATCTTCAAGCGGGGCGTTCCAAAGCGTAGCAGAACTAACTGCTGCCATGCGTGACCCCAGATACAACAACGACCCCGCATATCGGAAATCGGTAGCTGACAAGCTATCTCGTTCCAAAGTGTTCTAAGTGTCTACTTTTAGGGGAGCTTCGGCTCCCTTAACTTAGAAAATTACGAAGCAATAACAAACTGAATGATTACCTTTGACCCTCTGCGGAGGACAATCTTAGAGAAAAGGATGTGAGGATATGCTGAGTAGAATTTAACTCAACTTAACTTTACTAAAAGGTAATTAATTATGGCTTTTCCAACAGACCAAACAGTTTCCCGTTTAGGGCAACAAAACGCAACAGGTGACGCTCGTTCCCTGTTTTTGAAACTATACGCAGGCGAAGTACTTACAGCTTTTGAAGAGCGTAACGTATTTATGCCTCTACACCGTACTCGTACTATTCAGAACGGTAAATCTGCACAATTCCCATTAACTGGTGCTGCGGTTGCAAAATACCACACTCCTGGTTCATTAATTGAAGCAGATGCTGTTAAGCATGGTGAGCGTGTTGTAACTGTAGATGACTTGCTAATCTCTAGCCAGTTCATCGCAAACATTGATGAAGCAATGAACCACTACGATGTTCGTTCAATCTACGCTAAAGAAGCAGGTTATGCTCTTGCTAACACAGCGGATAAGAACGTTGCTCGTATTCTTGCTAAATCAGCGGCAATTGATAACGCAACTAAAGCAGCAGCAGCTTTCGGTACTGCATTTAATGATGAAATCTATACTTCAAACATTACAATCGGTACAGTAACAGCAGACGCTACAAATGGTGCAAAGATTGTTGCAGCAATTTATGACGCTCTTGAAGAGTTTGATAAGAAAGACGTAACTGGCGACAAGGTATGTGTATTACCACCTGCTCAGTACTACGCTCTTCTTAATGCTACTGACGTTACTTCAGCTACTTGGTTGAACAAAGACATTGGTGGTTCTGGTTCAGTATCAGCAGGTGTTGTTCCTCAAGTTGGTGGTGTTAGCATCTATATGTCTAACCACATTCCACAGACTGATGAATCTACAACTGGTGTAACTCCTGACCCAACTTCACGTGCGGGTGCATATAAGTCTAACTTCTCTAAAGTACGTGGTCTCATCTTTACTGCTGATGCCGCTGCTACAGTTAAGCTTATGGATTTAGGTGTTGAATCCGAGTATCAAATCGACCGTCAAGGTACATTGATGGTTGCTAAGTATGCTATGGGTCATAACATCCTACGTCCTGCGTGTGCAATTTCACTAAACGCTGTATAATCAGTAATTATAGGGGACTCCTTCGGGGGTCTCCTTTTTTTTAGGAAATAATTATGACTCCAAATACCAAGCTAGAAGCTGTCAATATTATGCTCTCAGCAATTGGTGAGGCTCCTGTAAACCGACTTTCTTCTGGATTGGTTGAGGCGGAGACTGCTGAGACTATTCTGAATCAAATTAACCGCTCTGTTCAAGCAGAGGGTTGGCATTTCAATCGTGAAAAAGATGTTCAGATTGACCCAACTAATAGTGGCGAGATTGTTCTTGCTGCAAACACCATCCGCGCAGATGCGATGGTAGAACACAACACTGAGTTCGATTTAACTCAGCG